TTATGATAAATCAAGAAAAAATTAAAAAACAAATTTTGGAACTAGAACACCTAAATAAAATGATAACTAAATTTCCTAACCCGTGGATATGGAAAGAACCAAAAAGGTCTGCCAAACTATTTTTTGAAGAAATTGGTAGAGTTGAGATCCGAAAGGTTTATACAAAGTTAAACGAACTTGAATTACTAAAGAAATTAGATTCCCATTGGAGAAAAATAAAAAATAATCCTAAAATATTGGAAATATTCGAATCTTTTGCAAAAAAATATAATAAAAAGGCCGTCCTATGGAAGGCACTCGTAACACGGAATTATAACCTTCTTCAGAAAAAATCTATAGAGTTGACTGATTACGAATTTGCTAGTTTTAAACTAAAACTAACGGAAGAACTGTTCAATTACCGTAACAATTTGGATTCGTTTAAAAACAAATCTTTAATAAAGGATCCCCCTAGATATGTTACTTCCGTTTATGGCTATGCAGACGCATCGCCTACAATACCGACAGTCGTTGGTCCTTTAAAAAAAATACCAAGAAAACCTTCAAAGACCCCTCCGGATACACCTCCGTCAAAAACTTTTATTTTTAATAAACTTAATAATGGTTCGTTTAAACCAGTAAGACACGCCTTTAACCCTTCTAACTCGCGAAAGAGAATACTTAAAGGAACTTCTGTAGTAATTCAATTTAACCCAGAAGCGTATAAATATTATCTCAGTCCTCCTAAACATTATAAAATAGGAATGTCATATAGGAATACTGTAACTAAAAAAGCAGGGAAAGGTAAATATATTGATATAAAGGGTAATTATCTTGATCCCAAATTTATAGCGGCAGTTACTCTTCGAAACAAACCAGAAGACACTAAAAGAACTACAATTACGCGCCAAGATGTAGAAACCGCATTTAAAGAAACGTATTATAAAGAACAATTTCCTAGTTTATCTCCTGAAATTAGAGATTTTGCCTTCGACAATGCAATTTCATTGCAAGATTCGGGAGTCAAAATAACATTAAAATCACTTAAGCAGCTTATTTCTAAAGAGGAAGAAACGGAGACCGTTCGGGCGATGAATATAGGAGAATTGCAATTAATTATGAATAATATGATCAAATCTATGAGCAAGAAATGCCGAAAGGGGTTGATTACGGTCAATAAAGCAAAAAAGGAGATAGAAAATAAGGCCACCGAACTCCAAGAAATGAGAAAAGAGCCTCCTCTTACAAAGAGAGAATTAACGTTATTCAAAAATCAATTAGATTGTTCTAATAAGCCTAAAACTAAGAAATCTTCTAAGCTGAAACCTTCTAAACAAATAATCAATTTCGACAATATTTGATATTAATTACATTACACTTCTAATATCAGCAGCCCTGGAAGCTTCTATATCCTTTAATTCTGCATTGTGCTGATTTTGTGCCTTATCTGTATTAACTCCTTCGGAACCGTTCATTGTCCCAATTTCTGAAAAATTCGGATGCACCGTTTCATTATTTAAGGAAGTGAATGGATTCGGTGCGAATCCGCCTTTTGAATTCATCATTGGGGCAGCATCTATTTCCAGTTTAACTACTTGTCCTTTAAGCCAATCAAAAAGTTCAGCGCCTTTGTATATTTTATCTCCAGTATTGAGTGCTGGAATTCTATCTAACCATTTTGGTAAACGATCTTTATTTTGTCCTATATCTACCATATTGATTTTTTTTACTAAACCTGCATTCTCTTGGGCTTTATTTATAAAATCTACGCAGTGTTTGCAATCTGGGTGATAAAATAGCCAGTATTGATCGTCACTCATTGTAATTCCTTAATAATTTAACTATTTTAACTTTAAATTCCCTTTGGTTATTATTCTTAGATAATTATCTTGTTTTGAAGTAAAAGATTAATGGGAATACACGATCTGTTAACGGGCTCTAATTGTTTAATAATTCTAATTATTATAGCATTTTCTACTCTATTTATTTTTAGAAAAAAAATAGTTTCAAAAAAAGATAATATTTCGGAAGGTTTTACAGTTGACGATAGTCCTATTAATAAAAATTATAATTATATCCCACAACCCAGTATTTATAATGAAATTCTCTGCGATTCCTTAACTAAAAAAACTACCAGTCTAGATTTACAAGACCCCACTATGACATGTTCGCAGACTCTTCCAGAGAAAGAAAAGGCTGTTTTACAAAAATATCTTCTTGACGAAATCCGCCATTCAACCAATCCGTCTAAAATTGGAGGTAAACGAGTATTTACACTTTTGGATTTTGAAGCTAACGTAAATAGAGGCAACAAGGTAAATTACTATGAATTAAAAGCTATGCTTTACGATTTACAAAGAAATGTCGCAACTCCTATAATTGCTGAAATTTACAAAACCGAAGGGAAATATATTACCAAACGAATTAAAGGAATGTGTAATATGAAAAAAAAAACTTTTTTTAAAGCTACAGAACCTTCAAAAGCTATCCCAATGAATATCCTAACTAACGAAATGGAGATTGTTCTTAAACTTCCAGAAGAATTAGAAACTAAAATTAAAGAAGTAGAAAATCAAAGAGTTTCTGAAGAAGTGAAACCTATCATACAGTTAGAAAATAATTATAGCACAGGGTCTGGAAGTTATACAGTGCTTTCAGACAATAGCTACGAAAATCCCAGTGCTGCTGTAAGACGCCACAATAAAAAGTAATCACTTATACTTAAACCGAGTATAAATAATTAAGTATATACTAAATATTATAGTATATACTTAATTAATATCATTAATTCTTAACTTCTCAAACTCTTTGTAAAATATTTACCTAATACAATGGACCCATCATTTTTGCAAGAGCGGGACGCCCCCACGCAGTAGGACCGAACGGGGCTACTCCGAACCCCGAAGATCCGTACACATTACCAGTACCGTCATATCCAGTTACCCCCTGTACAAGGGGAGCATTGGTTGAACCCCCTTCAACTACCGCACCAATCGCAGCCATTTCTGCGGCAGAGAGGCTACTAGCGTGACCAAACTTAGAACGGCGGAGGCGTGTTGAAGACTTGCGTGTTGAAGACTTGCGTGTTGAAGACTTGCGTGTTGAAGACTTGCGTGTTGAAGACTTGCGAATAGCCGCGCGTTTTTTAGCTACCATACGCACCTTTGCTTGGATTTTTTTAGCAGCCGAAGACTTGCGAATAGCCGCGCGTTTTTTAGCTACCATACGCATCTTTGCTTGGATTTTTTTAGCAGCCGAAGCTTTTTTAGCAGCCGAAGCGCGTTTTTTAGCTACCATACGCATCTTTGCTTGGATTTTTTTAGCAGCCGAAGCTTTTTTAGCAGCCGAAGACTTGCGAATAGCCGCGCGTTTTTTAGCTACCATACGCACCTTTGCTTGGATTTTTTTAGCAGCCGAAGCTTTTTTCGCAGAATCTTTAGATTTATTAACAGGTTTCTTGACAGCCGCGCGTTTTTTAGCTACCATACGCACCTTTGCTTGGATTTTTTTAACTGCCGAAACCTTTTTCGCAGCCAAACCCTTTCGAGCAGCTGCTCTTTTAGCCTTTGCGATGCGTTTTTTCCGTTTCTCGGCCGATAATACTTCTCTAAGAGCTGTTGTGGCAGATTTAGATCCAAATTGTGTATTACCATCAGATACACCAAATAATGAAAAAAATGCTTGTTGTGAAAGCATATCAAAGTGAATTAATAGGAATAAAGATTTTATTATTTCCTATTTCTTATGTTTATAATAATTTGTCTAGATTTTTTCATTTTATTATTCATTTTAAAAATTTGAGTTTGGGTATAATTATGTTTTGATAAAAAAGATTGAAAGGCGTTATCGTCATAATTATTTAATGTAATAGAAGATTTATCTATATCCGCATGTGGGGAATTAAATATAGTTCTTGCGCCTTTGTAGTTAAATTTTTGTGTTGGTTTCAATTTTATGTTTTCCTGTAAAATATTTTCTATATTTTCGTATTTTTTGATTAAATTGTATGCCGTTAGTGATCCAACTCTAGGTATAGTATCGCTAAAATCGCATCCACATAATATACACATGTCTACAAAACTTTCATGATTAAGTTGCATGTCCTTGAATATATCATTCAAATGATAACATTCTAATTTAGAAATATCATTATTTTTAATAAATCTAATAACTTTGGTGGATCCAAATGCAAATGCATCACTATCATCTGTTAATGTAAAATCTCCCAAACCTGTTTTTTGCATGAACGAACATGTATGTTCGGCTTCTCCTTCCGATTCTATAAATGGAATTCCCAAAATAGTTAACAAATTAATAATATCATTTTTTTGATTAGGAGTAACATGAACTATCTGATTTCTGATAGATTTTATCTGCTTTTTTATCTGTTCAATCTCAGACGGAACAGTTATATTTTTCAACTCGTCTTCCAATTTTTCAACTCTTAAATATAATTTTCTTTTTTCGTCTTTTCTTTTCTGTAGAGTTTCTAACTTAGCATCAGGAGGCTTTCCATCGAAAATAAATACTGGTAAAACACCTGCGTGTAGATACGTAGTTATTCTATTAAAAAAACCACTTATATGGGCATTTTCATAATTTTTAGACGCATAGCTATATTTATAAAGTAAAATACTACTATCTATTATAAATATCTTATTTTTTAATTCTTCAGGTGTTAAAATTTTACTAGCATTAGGCGAATGCTTTGTTATTAACGACATTAATCCTCTAATACCCATTTTAATATTTGTCCTTATAATTAATAAAGATTTGTAACCTTAATCACTATCACTATCTAGTATATACTCTTCTTCTTTTTTACTCTTTTCTTCATCTACTCTTGATTTTTCTATAGCCTTATTAACTTTATTTATCCATTTCGTATAATTAGTATGATTCCTAATTCCAATATTATCTCTATAATCAACCACGCTTCTCCAAAAAGGAATTAACGTTTTCAATATTTTAGATAAATAATCATTGTCAATTTCATACCTTGTAATAAATAATTTATTACCTTCGGCGAAAGGAAGATACTCTATGAAATCAGCACGCTTAACTCCACATATTAACATATTAAGCTGAACTTGAGGATAATAATGTACTGGGCAAAACCCTTGTTTAGGCTTTCTTCTAAATGGACATTTTACTTCTATTAAAATTGGTTCTTCATCTTCAGTTTCATTTATTGGAACTGCCAAACCATCGGGTGAACCTGCTAGGAAATTATATGAATCGTTAGGATTGTCTCGACTTACCTTAGCATACGGGATTAATCCAAATTCATAATTTTTCATTCCAAGTGCAGAACAGTATTTTTCTATCGCTTCGTCTTCATATTTTTCGCCATGTCTTGTAGCAATGTTTCCAGTAAATGGAATACTTACCCCACACTTTTTAAATAATAATTCTTCTGGTTTACTATAGGGATTTATTCCTATAGCCGTAGCTGCATCACTACTCGTTAAATACAATTTACGCTGATCCAACCAATCTTGACTTTTCTGCTTAAACTGTGGTATCAGTTGTAACTTCTTTATAATTGAATGCTGCCCCATTTTTTATTGTAAATACTTATATTATATAATATAAGTTAAATCTTAATACGTTCATTTCATTAAAACATTTAAAAATATATTATTATATAACTATAAATATTGAAAATGTCTCGTTCAAAAATAAACTATCATAATGCTTCGATTGTAAATATAAATGGGGTGCGAACTATAATTACTTCAGGGAATGAAGATATAGTCAAGCTAGTACAAGAACTAAAAGAAGATGTTAAAGAACTAAAAAAACAAATAGAAACCCTTAAATTGGGAGATTTACATGACGTAGATGTCAAAGATGCGAAAGATTTCCAAGTCCTAGGATTTGACGAAGCAAATTCATCTTGGGGTGCTTTATCGGAATAGTAAACTTTTTAACCAAAGGATGTAGTATATCTTATTTTTTAATTTAATTATCTATCAATAATTAACTCAGCGTTGGGTGCTTCCATATCTCTTTGGCTAGAACGGTCTTGTTGAATTTTATAACATGTATACATAGTTAACGGGATATTTGACATATAACACGCATATGTTACAGGAAGGCCAGTAACGTATGTCATTGCTATTCCAATTATACTAAAAGGTATTTGCATCGTTATGGTTGAAAAACAAAGTATAGGGCAGTGTTTTATCAATTCGTTATTAGTAATAAATACCCGCCGTTGAACTGATTCTGTATCCGAATCAGTTTCTATTATTTTACCTTCTATTGTCTGTCTACAGTTTGGACAGGCTATAGTTTCTAAATTATTTAAACATTTTGTACACATTTTAAAGGAACATCTATAATTCCCACATGTTTTTATATCTGAAAATATTATATCTTCGTAACATATCATACATTCGAAAGTTTTTTCTAATAAAGATATTTCCATTTATATATTGAAAATAAATAAATATAACTTTTAAAAATTTACGTAAATTTTTAAGTTTACTATAAATAATATATTATATAATTAATATATGAATAATGAATATTATATCCCTGATGGTCCATGGAGTGAAATCATGGAATTTCTTTTATTGAACAAATCTGATTTTGATGAAAGGTTATGGAAAGAACGTTACAAACGTATGATACCTAAATGTCTTCATTTTACAACAACGGAAGAAACTGAAAAAACTTATAAATATTGTAAAAATGAATTAAATTGGGATATTGAAATGTATTGTTGTAAAAGAAAGGGATTTATAGTTAAAAATTCAAAAAATGATATTTATCATTTTATAATACGTTTTGTTGAACATTTTCGATTTGGTTAATATATTTTACTTAAAAGTGTTAATTATACTAAATAATTATATATTGTATTAATAATTAAAATGTTTAAAAAAATATTAAATCCAAAAGTATGTGTAATGGATTATTGTGTTCCTCTATTAGTTGTCGTCGTTTTACTTTTGTACACTTACCGCGATAAGGTAATGGCATTGGTTGGAATGAAACAGGGTTATGGACAGGCGAGGGGTATCTCCACCGATGCAGACAAATATAACAAAAATATCAAAGCCCTGAAAAATGCTGAAAAAAAAGTAGAAGACCTGAAAAAATACCAGAAAAAGGCTGAAAAAAAATTAGAAGGCCTGGAGAAAAAGCAGTAATAAATTAAGAAGCTGGGTGAACCCCGATAGGAATACCGTCAGACGAATCAGAGTATTGGTCGTCAATTAGCAGATCTTAAAGTAATACGCTAAATAATATATATAGATTGTATAAATTTATTTACAGATAAATTACTATTTATAAATAGCAAATAGATATAGATTGTATAAATTTATTTACAGATAAATTACTATTTATAAATAGCAAATAGATATTTATAAATAGTAAATAGACAATGAAAACAGAAAGGGAAAGACTCATCGAAGTTACGGAAATTAGGAAAAAATTTAAATCTTTAGACTTATCATCTGAAATTCCAGAAATAAATGAAATGATCGTTATTCTGAAAAATTATATAAAAGATGGAGAATATAAATTTGGTTATATTAACAGCCACACAATACATAAAAAAATTATATTCCATCTTAAACCTAAAAAAAATAAGATATCGGAAGTAATTTTTAGAAATTTATAATTATTTACAGTAGTAACCCTTCTAATTATATCAAAGGTTAAAATGATTAAACGTTTTATAATACCTATATTTATAATACCTATATTTATAATACCAATGGTATATCTCCCGCGGCTTTATACTATAATTTACTTTCGTCCTATTATTTTTTTATATCATAATTTAAGAAAATATTTAAATTAACCACTTTATAGAATTAAGATTAATTATATATATGGTATTGGTAATTAAAAGTTTAAAAAGTATTAAATCCAAAAGTAAGTATAAAGGATCTGCTCAAAATACTTTGAATTTATTTATAAATATAATCAAATTCAAAGCTATTTAAAATATTAAAACTAATATTATTATAACGCAGCAGCATTCAAAATAATGAATTCTTGTCAAAAAATAGCTTTTGATTCCGTAATTTATGGAAATAATTTATTCATAACTGGTCCTCCAGGAACGGGTAAAACTTATGTTTTGGGGCATATTATTAAACACTGTATATCAGAAGGTGTTAAAATAGGTGTAACTGGTACGACGGGATGTTCTGCGGTTCTTATTAACGGTACAACAGTTCATAGCTTTTTAAAGATTGGATTGGCAAAAGATGATCCTGCTACGTTAGCTAATAAAGCTTGTAAACGACACTGTGCTGATATTAAAAAACTAAGAGATTTGGAATTATTAATAATTGATGAAATTAGCATGCTTAATAGCGAAACATTCCAGAAAATATCTGAATATTTAGCTATCATTCGTAGAAATACCAATCCATTTGGGGGGTTGCAAGTTATTTTTGTAGGAGATTTTTATCAACTTCCTCCCGTATTAGGAGATTTTTGTTTTGAAAATCCAGTTTGGCAAGAACTTAATTTAATTACTATTCAATTGAAAACACAAGTCAGACAATCGGGAGACCTTGAATTCCAAGAACTTCTCGGAAGAGCAAGAGAAGGAAAAGTTTCTAACAAAGATATCAATAGACTAAAAAGATGTACAGAACTCGATATCGAAGGAGATGTGATTCCTACCAAACTATTTGCTTTGAATAGAAGCGCGGATTCTATAAATATATCTAATTTTAAAAAACTTGAAAAAAAGAATCCTTCTATAAGTTACAAAGCAGGGAAAGATTCTAAAGATAAGGTAGCTTTATGTAAAGATTGTCAAATAATGATAACTAGAAATATAGATATAGAACAGGGTTTGGTAAATGGATCACGTGGAGTTATTATTAAACTTAATAAAAAAACGGTTACTGTAAAACTTCTGAACAATACCATTTGCCAGATTGGTTATGCAGATGTAAAAGATGAAGAAACTAATAAAGTATTGTACAAGGTAATGCCAATAAAATTAGCATGGGCTACATCTAT